GAAGACCTTTACGGACTCGACAACGGGATTGATCGCTAAGGCCGGTGATAACATCATCAGCGCCGAAGTGACGTTCCCCGAGAACGCAACGGCTACGGAAAAGCAGAAGGTGTTGGACATCTTCACGTCGGCGTTGTCGGCTACGGAATTCCGTACCGCCATCACCACCGGCGATGTGATGTATTGATCGGCATGAGCAACTTTCTTGCTGATCTCTTCGGGGGTCTGTCTCTCGACAGTCTCCTCGTTTACCTTTGCGCAATCCGCGGTATTATGGTCGGTGGGAAGGTTTACCTCCCATCGGTCACAAGTGCCGCGCAGAGCGTAAAGTCCAGCATCTCCTCCCTTAAGAAGTAACTACTTCAAAGGACACAAATGAAGGCCGCTACCAAGAAACCTTGTAGCAAACGCGTCGTTCGTGCTCTCACGGATGCTTCTATCCACGATGTTCTTACTGGCATCGGTAGCCCTCGTGCCCTGGCCGTCTGGCTCTTGTACTCTTCAGGTGAACATGACCAGCTGTTGCAGCTGGAATGCAAGCCTGACTTGTACTTGGACCATGTCCGGTTTCGGGACGACTATACCGCCACCAACCTGCTCTCAAAGGCTACTTTTCTTCGGACAAGTTTTGACCGGGAAAGATTAGCATTAGAGAAGTTCTCAAAAGCTGAGGACGCCTGCAGGGCGACGAATGATCGGGTCTGGCCTTTCTCAACTGCCGACTATAAACCGGCGTGTGAGCTACATCCCCTTATTCCAAGGGTACGTAGTAAAATTAAGGCCATTCTCGGTCGTTTCGATCCGCTGGAACTAGTGGAATGGAGCGATTGGGGACCGGGCGTTAGTACCCTTCTAAAGGGTCCGACCTCGGTAAAGCCAAACAAATACCAGCAAGAGACTGGTATGACGCAGGAAGTTTTTGACACCGTATGGCCACTGCTTCATGTGGCCTACCCCTCTTGGTGGACAGAGATCTTGGCGGTTGCCGAGCCTTCTATCCAAGCGGGTAATGTCATTACCACTGTTCCGAAGAATAGTAAGATCGATCGCGTAATCGCCATTGAGCCCGGCCTGAATTTGTTCTTTCAGAAAGGGCTTGGGACGATGATTCGTCATCGACTTCTTCGGTTTGGTTGCAATCTGAACGACCAAGGGATCAATGCCCGGCTTTCGAGCCGAGCTCACCTCCTGGGACTGGCAACAGTCGACTTTTCGAGCGCGAGTGATACTATCGCCTACGAAGTAGTTCGATTGTTGTTACCGCCTGAGTGGTTTAGGGTCTTGAAGTTGTTCAGGTGCAGGTCGGGTCTGATGCCTAATGGAACCCCTCTTATCTGGCAGAAGTTCTCCAGTATGGGAAATGGGTTTACATTTGAGCTCGAAAGCCTTATCTTCTTGGCTATCGCGCTGACGGCATCCGAGAGCGTTGGCGAGTATGACAACATCTCCGTTTTCGGGGATGACGTTATCCTTCCTGCCATCGCTTATCCGACCTTCCTCGAACTGGTTAGCCTCCTAGGGTTTACGATCAACCAGAGAAAGTCTTTTACCTCTGGTTGGTTCTATGAATCCTGTGGGGCCCACTGGTTTCAGGGGTTCGACGTTAAACCTTTCTACATCGAAGATATGGTAGAGAGGCCTGCGCACGTTTACAAGCTGCACAACCAGGTCATCGGTTATGCTGCTCGGTGTCTCCATAGTTTCGGGCTTGATGCCCGATTCAAGCGGACTTGTAGGAATCTCCGAGCTTCTGTTTCGCCCGAAGATTTCCTCTTGGTTCCTGCCCATTTTGGAGACGCCGGATTCTGGTCTAACCTCGACCACGCACAAAGCTTGGCAACTACAAGCTATAAGCGGGGATCGGCTGGAAGATCAGGATCAGTGCCGAAGTAGCTGAAACTCGCTACTTTGACGGGTACGGTCTAGTTCTCGACCGTCTCCGTGCAATGTCGAACCGGGGGACTGGAGCACTTTACCGTCAGAAAAGGCTTCGAAAGAAAGCCGACGGCAATTGGGTTCCCCTTAAAAACCAAACAATCCGGATACTACTACATACAGTAGTGGGAACCGGTCAGTAGGA